GGCCTGGCGGGTTTACCCGGTGGGAGAGGGCAATACGCTGTCAATCATAGCAAGGAAGAAATGGGGCGACAAAAGCCGATACAACGAGCTTTACGAAAAGAATAGAGGCGTTATCGACGCCGGAAACAAAGGCACTGGAAACACGAAATATACGGTTCACCCCGGACAAAAGCTGACAATGCCATGAAACTGGAACTCACAGTAGGAAATCAACTGCCGCCGGTAATCGAAGGAATATCCTGGACTACGGAGAGGCGCGGAAAACCGGCAAAATTGACGTTTACCGTCGTCAGGGATAAAGACAGTGATTTTACTGAAGGGAGTATCGTAAAACTTACCGTAAACGATGCAGAGATATTTTATGGATATATTTTCAGGCAAAGCTGCGATAAGGATAAGCATATTAATATTACGGCGTATGACCAGACGCGATACCTGCTGAATAAGGATACTTATATTTATACAAACAAAACGGCAAGCGACGTAATTCAAATGATTGCGGACGATTACAGGATTCAACTGGGAACGATAGAAAAAACGTCTTATAACATTAAAGAGAGAATCGAGGACAATAAAACGCTTTTTGATATTATTTACAGCGCCCTTGACCTTGAATTGACAAACAATAAAAAGATGTTTGTGCTATATGACGATTTTGGGAAATTAACGCTTAAGGCGCTTGACGATATGCGGTTGGATTTGCTGATTGACGGGGAGAGCGGCGAAAATTTCAGTTATTCTTCCAGCATAGACGACCAAACGTAATTGAGAAATCACATGCTGGTTGAAAAATGCGTTCATGAATTCCGTGAATCCGAACATTGGATGGACTTGTATTTTCGCGGCGGAGAGATAACCTGATGGCCGACTTGATACAATCCATGAAAAAGGCTGCCAGAGACGTTATAGCGGCGTCAAGCCCGGTCGAGATGTGTTTCGGCAAGGTTAAGTCCGTAGACCCCTTTGAAATCGACATAGACCAGAAATTGACGTTGACGGAAGAGTTTGTAATTTTGGGGCGATATGTCAGGGAATACTCTCTTGATCTCACGATAGCGGGTGAAATGCGGCATGGGTTCAGAGTGGGCGACGGTCTTTTGCTTGCGCGTATGCAGGGCGGCCAAAAGTACGTCATTATTGATTTTATGGAGCGCGTTGACGAGCAAACGCGCCCCGCGCGCGTAATGACAGGCGAAGTTGTGTCAGACGCGCCTGAAATCAAGGTTAATGACTATTTGACGCTTACATCGGATCAATTGATATTGTGCCGGAATGTCACTGAATATGAAATCGACATGTCCGTGAGTCACGAGACCGAAGAGGAATACAGCCACAGGCACGGCGTACCGTATCCTGCCGGTTCATACACAACGTCAACATCGGCGCATGTACATAAGTATGAGGGACGAAAAAAATTTATCGTCCACAACAAACTTGAAGCCGGGGATAAGGTTTTATTGGTTTCACAACGAATAAGTCAGAAATGGTACGTTGTCGATTTTATCAGCCGCGCGTCAGGCGCTGTAAATGGTGAATGGGTATGATGATTCCTGCTTCAAACAATGAAATCACCATTGTCGAACAACCGGATAATACATTTCAGTTACACAGGGACAGGAATGTCGTTTTCGGCTTTGTCGATGATATTGAAGCGATGAAACAGGCGATATACCTGATTTTGTCCATTGAGCGCTACAAACATGTCATTTTGCCCTGGAGCTACGGGATTGAACTTGAAGACTTGTTTGGTATGCCGCATTCATGGGTTATTCCCGAAGTAAAGCGCCGCATAGAGGAAGCGTTGCTGCAGGATAGAAGAGTGAAAGCCGTCAATAATTTCAGCTTTGAAACTGAAAAGAGAAAATTACTTGTAACATTCAGGGTAAATACGATTTTTGGCGATATAGACGCGGAAAAAGAGGTACGTTTCTAATGTATGAAGATAAAACATATGAGAAACTTTTACAGGCGAAAATTGATTTCGTTAAAAACCTTGCGCGTGAACAGGGCCATACGATTGACACGCGCACCGCGTCAATGATTTATTTCGCGCTTGCCGGTAATGCTGTTGAAACCGCGCAGACGTTCATTGAAATAGATCAGGTCTTGAATGAAAGTTTCGCCGATACGCAAACACGCGATTTTTTAATCAGACGCTGTCGGGAGCGCGGAATCATAGTTTATCCCGCTGCGCGCGCAATCCGAAAAGGGGAATTCAGCAAAGATATTCCCATAGGCGCGCGGTTTTCTCTCGAAAAATTAAACTATGCCGCCATTAACAAGATTGACGATTACAGTTATGAGATGGAGTGCGAAACTCCGGGCAATATCGGGAATCTCGAAAGCGGCGCTTTGGTTCCGATTGAGTACATTGACGGTCTGGAATGGGCGCAATTAACGGATGTCTTGATTCCCGGCGAAGACGACGAGCCGACGAAACATTTAAGGAAACGATATTTTGACAACCTGAATACTTTGGCGTTTGGCGGAAACATTCAGGATTACGTGGAAAAAACAAATAAAATCGCAGGCGTCGGCGGCGTGAAGGTTTATCCCGTCTGGAACGGCGGCGGTACGGTTAAGCTGGTCATCAGCGACAGTCAACATAAAAAACCGTCAGAGATGCTTGTGGAAGCCGTACAGACGGCTATCGATCCGATACCGAATAACGGTAAAGGTCTTGGAATCGCGCCTATAGGCCACGTGGTAACGGTAGAAGGCGTAGAGTATGAAACGATTGATATTTCTACGGAATTGTTTTTTATCGGCGGCTGGGATTTTGACGCGATACTTCCTTATCTTGAAACCGTGATTGACGATTATTTTGAAGAATTAGCCGCCGGATGGGATAAAGTTGATTGGCGTATTGACGGAAACGCAACTTTAGTCGTTCGGATAAGTCAACTTGAAACAAGAATTTTAGCTTTAACCGGCATACTTGACATCCGGAATACCACGCTTAACGGCGTCGCGCAAAATGCGACATTAAGTCCTAACTCCATACCGATCAGGGGTAATCTGACGCATGAACAGACACTTGATTGATTATCTCCCTCCCGTATTAAAAGATGTCCGGGAGTATAAATTGATTATGGAGACCGGGCAGCCTGATTTGATTGACGTCTCCATTGCGGTTCGCAACGCGTTAAACGATCAATTCATATTGACGGCAACGGAATACGGCGTCAGTCGGTGGGAAAAATTATTAAATATTATTCCGAAGGCGACGTATTCGCTTGACGAACGAAAGCTGGCAATTCTGGCGCGGTTAAACGAGCAATTGCCGTTTACGTATCGCGCTCTGGAAAGGATTCTTTCTGAATTGTGCGGCGCTGATTCATATGAACTCGAATTATATAACGATATTTATAAACTCGTTGTAATAATTGAATTAACCGCAAAAAATACTATTGAAGTTGTTGAGGATGTTTTAAAACGCATCGTACCCGCAAATATGCTGGTTAAATACGTTATACGCGTCGTGGAGGAGTATACGACGCCCGATTATGACGGCGCGGCAATTGTTGAGACGATAAAGGAATATCTTTTCGATGAAGTCGAGATCGTTTCTGAAATCACGACGGCAGCCTACGCCGGAAGCGCAATATACGAAACAATAAAGGAGATACACGCAAATGGCTGATATAAATCTTACCCTGACTGCAAAGGGGCAGGCGTTAAAAGCAAAGATCGAAACCGGCAACGGCGCGATACCGCTGAACCTGACGCGAATCGTAACAGCTTCCGGCACGAGTCCCGACCCGCTGAACCTGAATGCCGTTGTGGACGAACAGCAGGAGTTCACCATCATAAGCAGGAAGACTGCTGGAGCGAAAACAACGATTAGCGCGACGCTAACCAATATGGGCAATCCATTGTCGGACATACCGCCGCTTGCCGAGGGCTATTTACTTGCCCAGATCGGGTTTTACGCGCTTGATCCGGACGATGGCGAAATCCTTTACCGTATTGCGCAATTTGACAATCCGCATTACGTTCCCGCCGCCGCCGAGCGCGGCTGGACGTATGAACCGACGTTTAGCTTTGTCACCGGCAACGCGAGCGAAGTGACAATCCAAATCAACCCGTCAGGGTTTGCGGTTAAATCCGATATTCGGAACAGCGTGGAATTATCAGACGCGGAAGTTCCGGGCGCGGGAACTCGGACGCACTACCGCATAGCAGGCGACGCCGCAGGCTATTCTCCGTATGATCCGAACATGCCTGAGGAACCTGAGGAACCGGAGGAGCCGGAAGAACCCGAACCGTAAACCGGCAGTTTTAATTATAAGGAGAGCGTTATGAGTACATACAAAGGGGCGAAAATCGCGGAAACGCGCATATACGATAATCCGGACAGCCCTGAAAACAGTGAT